GATGTGTTGCAGGATCCTGCGAACCTCCGGGTACGTGTCCTTGGCGTACTCCCAACCCACATCGTTGATGAGGTTGGACAGCCGGACATGAATCCCGGTAGCAGTCGGAATCAGCGGGTCAGTGTGGAGCGCCATTTCCTTGAGCGGGTCAGCAAATGCAACCCGCGTGTACTGCGCATGCCGGATAAGGATTCCCGCAACCGTGTCCTTACCCGAGCGAGCCTTACCGACTAGGGCAATGTGAGGGAACTTCAATGCAACCTCCCGTAGCTAGGTCCGTCCCAACTACGGGAGCGCAAAGGCTTCCTTACTTGCGGTGCTTCCCGTCCGCGTACAGGTACGCAGCAACGGTCTTAGCGTCCTCAAGACGCTGCACACCTTCACCAAGACCAAGCAGAGCCGCAGCAACCGCAAGGATTAGCTCAGACGGTAGGTCCGGCACAAAGTGAGCCGCTAGCGCAACGAGTGCCACGAGCACCGCATAGAAACGCGCGGCATGATCCTTGACAAACGACATGGGTAATGCGTCCTCTCATTTTGATTACATGGGGTAGCCGCCGGCATAAATATTCGTATACGCAGAGTTACACGATTCCGGCAGCACGAGCGAGGGTGACCCCCGCAGCGAGCACGCCAGAGACAGCAGCCGTAGGAAGTGCGTACTTCCAACGCTCAAGCACCCGTAGCCGCTCCTCGTGGTCATCTAGCTTGTGCGCAACGCTCTCGCTGGTCTGCGTAAGGCTCCTAACGTCCTCACGCATCCCAACAAGCTCGTCATAGATCTCACGCGCGCCAATCGTCACGCCAAGGGGGTCACGCTCGCTCATTACTTCACCTTGAATCCGTACTTGTTCCCAAGCGCCACAAGGGAAGCCTTACCAGGGATACCGTCGGCAGCAGTGCCCGAGTAGCCCATAGCCTTCTGCCACTTGGCATACGCCGTGACAGTGACCGAGCCAAACGAGCCGTCCGACGCGTACGCCGCAGCTAGGTAACCAGCGGCCTTGAGAGCCGCCTCAACGGGCTTAACGTCGCTCGCGTGGCTCGCCTTACCCTGAGCCGCCTTAGGGTCCTTACGCGCCGCCTCAAGGACGTTCGCGAGGCTCACAGTGGGAACGCTCGCGCTCGCTGCCTTGGTCTTGAGCTTCTGCCCAACCTTGAGCGTGTACGGGGACTTGATCCCGTTCAGCTCAGCGAGAGACTGCCACTTGACACCAAGCTTGGAACCGATGCCGCTGAGGGTGTCCCCCGCCTTAACCACGTACGTGGACGAGGACGAGGAGCCCGACGAGGACGAGCCCGACGAGGAGCCCCCGGAAGCCTTGGGAGCCGCAGCGAACAGAGCCGCAGTGTTGATAGCACCCGGATCCCAGTGGTCGTTACCCGGAACGTTGCAGTGACCGTAGTGGCCACCCTTGGCAAGCCACACGGACCGGTCACGCTTGGTCGCGCTAGCGGTCTTAGCCGGGGTGCCCATGGGGAACACGTCCGGGATACCCCACGAACGGATAGCCGACATAAGCGCCTTGAAGTTCTTACCCGGACGCCAATACCCCGTGAACGGAGTAGCCGCCCGGCCCAAGACCTCAATCTGAATGCACGCGCGACCCGTACGGTTCGTACGAGTGTTGCCATCGTTCTTGAGGGCTCGCGCAGACTGGTCAAGCGGACCGTACTGCCCTAGCCGGTCCGTGGTCGGGTCGTACAGGAAGTGCGGCTCAGCGCCGATGGAAGTCAGGTACTTCCCAACGGAGTTGAACGCAGCGTTGCCCGCTCCGCTCTCCGTGGTGTGCCAGACCACACGCGCCGGACGGTTGGGGCTGTCCATAGCCCCGCCAATGCTGCCGCTACCTAGACGCTCAGCGCCCGTAACCCACGTGGTGCTCATATGGGTAGCTCCTTTCGAGCAAGAAGAACCCCCCGCCCGGTCGTGCCCTACCGGACGAGGGGAAGTCAGATACTGAATTCAGTAGTTGAGGGGTGCCTACAGCGACGTGAAGCACCCGTTAAAGCCGGTCCACTGAGGGAGATCGTTCGGACGGCTAATGCCGTACAGACGCAGGAACCCGGAGGTAGTGACGTCCAACTTGAGCGAGATACGCGTAGAGCCCGCATCCGAGCAAGGGACAGAGATAGTCCGCAGGGACGAGGGGCGAGCGCTGGACGGTAGAACCGTCGTGTTCAGCTCGAAGTATGACGGGATGGTGGTTGGGTACGAGGCGCGGGAGATGCCGCCCCGGAACATGATGGTGTCTTCCCCAAAGAGGTTCACCACTCGATACTGAAAGGTCCCCTGCGAGTTACCGTCGTGCGCCCAACCGGACGCAAGAGAAACCGTCTTCCAAGTGTTCGTACCGGAAGCGAACGACACCCAAGCGGAACCGTCATAGACCTCAAGCCGGTTAACGTCCTTGAGCCAAGTCACCATGCCCTCAGTGGGCTTGCTGATAGTCGCACCACGGGTCACCGCAGAGGGGAACGTCATGACCAACTTGGGAACCATGTTGGTAACTAGCCCCTCAGCGAGAGACTGAGCGTTGGGCTTATCGGTCAGCGTCGGGTACGTGACATTCTGCCCGTACGAGTCAGTTAGAGGCACTGGCGTTCTCCTTAGTCAATGCGGTAGCGCACGCCGTTGACGCTGCACCACGTAGTCACGCCGGTAGGCGGGATAATCACGCAACCACCGTCAGTATTGAAATCAATCTTTGTGGCGACACCACCGGCAGCCGCCGAGACAGAGCGCTTGGACAGCGGACGGAAGCCGGAAGGCATGGTGAAGAACTGACCACCGTTCGGGGGGCTTCCGGAGGTAGCCCACGACATGCCGCCGCACCACTCAATGAACGTTGAGCCGTGGTCGACAATCCGCCGGTACTGAACGGTCCCGTTGCTGTTCCCGCTGTTCGTGTAGCCGCTCACGAGCGAGGCAGAGACCCACTGAGGCGCAGGCGTAGAAGCCTGATACGCGCCCACACAGACCCAACCGCCCATGGTCTTAAGCATCTGCACCGTGTCACCCACAGCGGGGCTCCCGTAGCCAGTCAGGAGCCTCACAGACGGGAACACGTCCGCAGCACGCGAAACATCAACCGTGCCATCGGAGTTGACCGCCGAGACAACCCCCATGCGAGCCATGGACTCAAGCAGCCCGGAAGTCTTCACAGACTGAACGGCTGCCCCAAGTAGCTTGTCAACACCGGCCATTACGTTTGCTCCTCGTCCCGTCCGCCGATGGTGTCGATATTGAACGCTCCCCCATCGGACGAGAGCGGAACCTCAAAGGAGTTCACAAGGTGAAGCTCAGGCAGGATCCCCGGACCGTAGTCCACGCGGATCCAATCCCCCGCATCTAGCGCAGGGTTGGGAATCGCAGACAGCGAGACAGACCGGTTAGGTGCACGCGTCTTACGGAGTAGCGCAAGAGCCATGGCGCTTGCCTGACTCGTGGTCGTGACGAGGCTGGACGAAACCCGCTTCTCAACCTTGCCGAACGGGCCCCCGTACCTCAGGGGATCCTGACTATCCGTGATCGAGATCGTTGCCGAAACCGGGGGCTTGTTGTCCTCGGCATTTTCGCCAACCACCGTGACCCGGTTGAAAACCTCGTCGCTCGTAAGCGACTGCTGAGCCGACACCATCACGCCAGACTCACCCGCAGACACGTCCCAAACGACCGTGGGTGACGAGGTCTTGACCGACGGGATGTCAGTGAGTACGAACGTGCCGTACGCGTCACAGAACAGTTCAGCGCCCACACTGACCGCAACCTCAGAGAGAGCCGCCCACTTGTCCGTACCGGCATCCCAAGTCTTAGTGGCTAGGACCGTTCCCCCGCTGGACGAGCGGTCAACGAACGAGGCACCCGCAACGGTCGCCTCAATCTGAGTCTGTATGAATGCCGCAGCATCACGCGCGCCCTTGGTGCTCGTCGCACCATCGAACAGAGCCCGCTTAAGCAGGATCTCAAGACCCGCCGCCTCAATGGACAGCGGACCCGTGTGCACGTCACCGCTCACGCTCGTGATAACGAAAATACCCAACGGAACCGACTCAGTGGAGCCGTCGAGATACTGAATTCCCCGCTCCACGTAGAGCTGCTGACCGTACACACCAAACAAGGCGGTCTCAGTCGTCGGGAACTGACGAGGGTCAGCAACGGTGAGGGACAGCGAACGTCGTGTCTCGCTGCCCCTATCCACCTTCACGGACCCGCTTACAAAGGGAATGCCCTCAGCGACGACAGAGCCGCCGTAAAGGGCATTCACCTTGCTCACTAGTCCATGGCTCGTCGTCAGCGCCCGAGCCCACTTAGGGCTGACGCTTAGCAACACTGCCCCCTTTCAGGTCAGTTACTGAATTCAGCAGATGCTAGGGGTTGGTGAGAACGTCAGACCAAACCTCGTTCTTGTTGAACACGTCGGCCCAATCAACGTTGTGGTCACTGACCGTCTGCCACGTGCCACTAGCCGAACCCTGTAGACCACCGGACGGCCGGTCAACAACGCTGACCTCAAGCGTCCAACGCCAACCAGGGATGTTCGCAGCGTTCGTCACGCTCTCAACGTCAACCGCACCAATGGAGAGGTACAGGTTTCCGTCAACGCCGTAGCCCGGCATAGCCTGAATCAGAGCCGTAAGGCCCGTATCAAGCAGCGAGTCAAAGAGCGCGTTACTCGCCTCGTCCCACACAAGGAGAGACAGGCTCGCCTTACGCCCCGGACGAGCGTCCGTGATGGCAATCGGGTTGCGCCGACCAACGATCTGATAGAGCGCCTGCCGGGCCTCACGAGACCACTTGATCGGGGCTTCCATCATGAGAGTCGTGTTCAGCGCCGGAATGCCCGGAGACTTGAACCAAACGTAATCCGGGTCTTCAAGGACCGGGGCAGCGATAGCCTGAGTGAACAAGCGCGACGCTCGCGAGCCGTCAGCCTTCCACCAAGTCACCGCGTACATAACGCGAGAACCTAGCGGCGCCTCATAGTCCTCAATGAGCATCGGGACCGGAGTGTACGGCGCCTTATCGTACTCAGAGCCGTAGCCCCGCATAGGGCTAGCCGTCCCGTCCTCGTCCAACCGCTGAATAGTCACGGCGGTTGCAGTCGGGTACGTGTAATTCATCTTGAACGTGACCGAGCCGGTCTCGTTGCTTGAGGACAGCTCGTATTCCGGGCTGGACTCAATGAGAGACACGTTGTCGACGTAGTACCGCTCAACGAGCGAATACGTGTGGTCAAGCTCAATGACTAGCCGCGCGAAAGCGGCACCCACAGGGGCCGTACGCGTCTCAGTCGACGCAGAGCCATTGATTGCGTTGTTGGCAATGTCAACCGAATAGAACCCATCCGGGTTATCCGCTTGGAACAGCACGCCGCTAGCGTCGTACCAGTCGACCGTAACCCGGTAGCTCATGGTCGTAGGCTGACCGCTCTTGTTGCTGCCAAAGTAGACAGCACCCACGGCGTAGGTAATGCCCGGAGTAACAGGAACGAGCCGGTCAAGAGACAGCCGGTTGATCCTGCGTTCCGAAGGGACGTACGACAGCGAATAGAACCCATCGGAAATGCTGCTCGTCAGATAGGTGCGCTCAGCAGCCGCACCCCCGTCAACCGTCCACGCGGGAATGTCAGAGTCCTCCGTCGAGAACTCCTGAAACGTGAGCTTGTTACCCGCCTTATTCGGGGCAACAGCAAGCGACACGTCATCAGCAGCAAAGACCTGAGACGCCGCCGTTGCAACCGGCCGAAACCAAATGCGGGCAGTCACAGCAGTAGCGGGACACACGCCCACAACCGCCACACGCTGAATGTTGTTGTCAATCGTGAGGGTGCGCTCAGACACTGCAACGCGAGTACCGACCGAGTCATACCACGAGATATTGAACCGGGTCGACAAAGCAGCGGTAGGCGACTGAACGGCCGCGTAAGCGACGTACTCAACCCCCTCGGTAACCGGAACACCCACGGCGGTACGTAGGACCATTTCGCCTACGTCGGTCGACGTGCCACCAAGGCAGTAGTACCCGGTACCGGACGCAAGAAAGCCGTTCGTACGGGATAGCGTCCCATTCGTAACGAACCAACCGGAGGTATCGGCCTCAATGCTGGCAACGTTGAAATCAAGAATGTTGCCCGCGCGGTTAGGTGCAACGCAGAAGTAGACCTCATCCATGAAATACTGACCGTTGGCACCCATGCCACTCACGTCAATTCGGATGAGCGCGTGAGTCGCACCGGCAGGAGCCTTACCGGTCGCTACAGAGTACGTAGCCTGATCCCAAATAAGGGCAGTGCTGAGGGCTCGCACGCCGCCAACGCTAGTACCAACCTTGGTGCCACCCGATGCCGCATTCCACCATTCGATGGTTGCAGTAGCGGAGAGACCCGCCTGAATAGTGCCGAGACCAACGGGCACCCGGGCCACATATTCAGTACCGGCAGACACGGCAACGCGAGGGCTCCACACAGCAGCCGTACCCGCAGCAGTAGCAGTCACCCTAAGCGCGTACGTCCCAGACAGCTTTGTTGCAGTCTGCACAATGCTCGTGGCGT